TCCGAGTTTACTTTGTGGTTTCAATTTGTCACCTCATACACTTTTTACACCATTATTTACTTGTTTTACTACACTTTTAACACTATAAATGTCCGTTAAGGTTAAATGTCCGTTATTTAGTGGACATTATACTCTTCAGCTATATGTTCACATACACCTTCAGAATTATAACCTAAAAACTCTAGTATACTTTTAAACATATCCACAACATCTTCATAAGTATCATAAGTTCCATCCATAGTTAAAACTCTCTTATTATAATTATCCTCTACTGTTATTTTGTTATCCATATTATCTCCCCTCAATAGCTTGTATGATCTTATACACAAGTGGTGTTATCATTGCACCGTTACGAGCATCTATTAAACATTGTTTTATTAGTTTTTCTAGTTGTGACATTTTCCCATCTCCTCCATCTTTAACTGCTCTTTAACGTCACCCATCTTATAATACTGTTCTATACTCTCAGCCAACCCTAACATACGCTCTTTATGTACTTCCATATCGCTATCACTTAATACGACCATAGTTTTACCATGTATACTTTCCATATAGAGAAGTAACCCATCATCTATCTCATGGCTTATATTAATTAGATTTTCGTGGAATATTTGGTTCTTTGCATACATTTTACACCTCTTTTCTTACAGTAAGTATACCTTGCTCTTGTAGTAAAGTCAAATTTGCTACCTCAACTATCTCCCTTAATTCCTCTAAATACTTATAATCATGTAACTTGTGCATTTCTATCATCTTTATATACTTATCTTTGTTCTTAACAAACAGATCATATAGTCTGCCATGTTGTGTAGCAAACGATATAGAACTGCTATGAGTGTCCTGTAGAAAGTATAGTAGGGCTCGTTGCCTCTTTACAAGCTCTGGTTGTACTGGGTTGTTATAAGGTCTACCACTAACGAAACTGTTATTATTTGTTGTCCTGCCGCTTGAACATATTACCACTTTTTACCCCCTTTAGCTAGGTCGTTAGACCGTATGTAGTCTAGTTTGTTCGTATCACAATACACTACTCGTGTCCTACCTCTCTGCTCCTTAGTATCTTTATAGTTCTTCTTTACGTTATCGGATATATAACGAGGTGAACAGTTGAATATGTCACCGATCTCAATATAGTTCCACCCTATAACCCTCAACGCCCACATACCACGTATGTCCTTATCGGTAAAGTTCCGTTTTCTAGCCACTACTCCCCCTCACTATAAAATAACGTTTCCAACTCTTTACTAGCATTAGCACATAGCCTTATGTTATCCTCTAGTTCTACTATGATCTCCTCCGTATGATAGCTGAATAGCCTCTGATCCCTCTTATGTATAGCTCTACTGTACTCCTTATCCAATACTCCCCTTATGTGTCTATAATTATCCATAGTCATATTACACCCCTTTTCTCGTTTAGGTCAAGAATTGACCGTTAATAGTCCAACTCGCCTAACCACTCAATGAAAACAACATAGTTCTCCTCAAGTGATAGACATCCGTTATATGTATCCTCAAAATCACTAATGATACCCTGTACTCCAGCTGATATATCGCTCTTATTGAATGCGTACTCCACAAACTCACTAAAATCAATCCGATCATCCTCGTGTGCCTCATTATACCACTCTATGTCCTTTACCATGTAATTGTCTATGTCCATCACTCCCCCTTTTTAATAAGTTCTAATCTTTCGTCATATATTAAAGCTCTCTCTGTACAATATATTTTGTGTGTTTTGTCGTTATTTTCCTCTAAAATATCATATATTCTTTTTAAACAATCACTCTTTTTTACATAAAATCTTTTCTCATTACCGTCTATATAGGTTTTATAAGTATAGTAACATATTTCAGACTCTACCATTTCTATTTTTTTTATCTTACAATCTATGCAACTATAAATCCCTAAATCAAACTTAATAAAATAAACCTCTTGCCCTATGTTAAACTTGTTTTTAATCTCTCTTAATAGCATTATATACCCCTGCTTTCAGTTTGTGGAAACTCAATATATAAAGCCCTATCTAAAGCCTTGTACATTAAACATCCCATGATTAATATTATTATTGTTATTGCTATTTTAACTCTTGTGTCCATTTTACATCCCTTTTATTAGGTTCGTTAGAACCGTTGTTACTGTTATTATTATTTACTCCACTCTCTATGAGTAACACTTGCTATCTCTATCATATTGCTCTTACTAATTAACTCGTATGTATCAATATCATATTGACTTATAGCATTTTCACTTACCAATATATCAAATACCTCTTTTTTGTTTAATTTCTTTAACTGTTGGTATGTTTTATACATTTTACACCCCTTTGTTAGGTCGTTAGACCGTTTGTTTATACTAGAAGTATATCACATAATAAACCCAATATCAATAGCCTGCATCATTTATTTTAAAATAGTTTACATACCCTATCAGCGACTACAAAACTGTATATATCAACACTTTATGCGACAATCGCCGTCCTATAGGTAGAAGACAATAAATCAATTGGTTATAATACTGTAACCAATAACCACAAAAGGAGATACTATGGATATTGAAAAAGAGTTACGATTGCTGGAGGCTACTGGACAGATCACTATTAATGATACTATACAACCAATTAAGGCAAAGAAACGCGGTAAGAAGTATACTGATATACAATGTCTATTCATGGTCTTTCTAAAAGGTCTGGGATACAGTAAAAAACAATTGGGTGTAGAATTCGGCACTAAGTGGAAAACTATAAACAACTGCATTAATAGAGGTTACGAACTAATTGAGGTAAATAAGTACGGTAATAAGGGTGTTAAACCGCTATATAGTAAAAGGGTAAGAATAATTACTGTAGGTAATACTACTGATCTTGAACTTGTTGCCAGCCTACAAGGTAAAAAAACCGTACTAGATTGTTAAGTGGCTGAAAGCAAGCTAACTGTTAGTAGACTAGAATACTAAGTATTGAAAGTTGCTAGATTGTTACACGACTACGACTATACGGCAAAACAACTAAACTTCTACTCACTACGTTCGTAAGTATCTAGTAGTTTTACTATTGCTACGCAATCTGAACTAGTCTCTCTATATTACTCGTAGTCTTATAATCCCAGTTGTGTTCAATCATTGAACAACGGTATCTAGACTAAAGTCTAAACCTTTACAATAATGGAGAACTATGAATTACTTAAAGATTAATAACTGTCCTATATATAACAACCTTAATAAAAGGAATAAGAAATTCCTCTACACTTACGTATTTGAGGCTAATACACAGTCTAAAGCGTACCAAATAGCCTATAACCTACCTGAAATGACTGATAGCTGTTACGTATGTGCGTGTAATCTGTTAAGCAAAGTTAAGGTAAAACTAGCCTATGATGAGCTTGTGAGCGTGTATAGTAACATAACTGAGGAAGAGATCATCCAAAGGATCCGTGATATAAGCATCAATGCACAGAAAGACAGTGACAAACTGCAGGCTTTGAGTCTGTTAGGTAAGAACAAGGCAATGTTTACATCTGATCAGCTGACCAATGTAGCAATCTTCAATGGTATAGATAAAAGCAAGGTGCTAGAAGGTATGAAAAATAGAGTGATAGGTAAGAACAGCGTCGATGATGTTTCTATTGATAGTAACGAAAAGAAGAGCAATATATAATAACTTGTGAGAGGGTCGACCACCCCCCTTGGCTATCAATGTATAGTATGGTTGTACACAATATTTTCAACCAAAATTAGAAAGAGTAAATAAAATAAACAGCTAGTTACTAACTAGCATAATATCAGTTTAGCAATTCTTACGAGAGTTGAGAAAAGGAGAAGTTATGAAGTGTGGGTATTGTAAAAAAGAGTTTAAGGTAAGTTCTAGTCATAGGTTACATTGTAGTAGAAAATGTGCTTATAATTTTAAAAATATAACTAGGAGAGGCGTTAAGCCTAGAGAGTGTAGTAAGTGTGGCAAGGAGTTTATGCCTACGTATCAGTTGAGGCGGTATTGTTCAGCAGAGTGCGTGAAGGAGATTCCTGCTAAAATTTTTAGTAGAAAATGCAAGTTATGTAATGTTGAGTTTAATACTACTGTGTGGAATCAAGTATATTGTACAAGAGTGTGCAAGCAGCGGATAAAGAACAAAAAGAAGAGTGTGGCTTTGAAGCGGGCAGACAGTTGTGAGTGTTGTGGTTTTAGTAATGTTAGAGCGTTACATTACCATCATATCAATAGAACTAAGGAGTTGGGTGGTATAACCCTATGTGCTAATTGCCATTATATATATCATAGTTTAGCTGGTAACAGTCGTGATCAGTATGAGCGAGATACAAAAACTGAAGTAACTGATATAATAAAATCAGAGCTTTAAGAGGATTATATGACAAATGAAGAATTGTATGAATACTATGCGAATAATATCCAGGCGTTTGCTGAGGAGTTTTTACCGCATATATTAACGGTTAAGAGTCCGGCGTTTCATGGTGAGATATATGAGGAGTTGAAGAATCAGGAGTATCTACTAATATGTGCGAGTCGTGGTTTTGGTAAGAGTATAGTGGCCACTTTCATATATGTGTTACATTCGGTGTTGTTTGAGTTTAAGAAGGGTGTGCGTATAGTATCGGCGAGTCAAGACTTAGCTATAGTGGCGGTGCGGCGGTTGAAGGTTGAGTTGGAGACCAATGATAAGTTGCGGTTATTCTTTGGGAATTTAGAGGGTGACAAGTGGGCTGAGAAGGAGATACATCTAACTAATGGTGCAAAGATAGCGGGTGCTGGTGTAGGTGGTCAGATACGTGGATTTAGAGCGGATCTTATGGTATTGGATGATATAGAGACTGATGAGAGTGTTGAGAGTGAAGAGCAGCGGCGTAAGATTAGGTTGTGGATAGATAAAGGTTGTGTACCGACAATGATACCTAATGGTGGGCAGTTTGTGTGGATAGGTACATTGATATCACCACTAGCGTTACTTACACAAGAACTAGAGAATAGCCGATCGAGTGTGAAATCGCTGTTATATAGGGCGTATAAGACGTTAGATCAGGTTGAGGGTAATGAGACGTGGCCTGAGTTGTGGACACATAGGGTGTTACAGAGTAGGAAAGCTATGATAGGGTCTCATGCGTTTAGTACTGAGTATATGAACGACCCTAAGAGTAGTGAGACAGCGGCAATTAAGAGTGAGCATATAAGATATTGGAACGCGGATGAGTTACCTACAGCGTATAACGTTATAATGACGGTTGACCCAGCGTATAGTGATGACCAGAAGGCGGATTATAAGACGTGTGCTGTTATATACCTGGATAATAAGGGTAATAGGTACTTAATTGAGGTTTTAAGGACGCATAGACCGCAGGGTGAGTTTATGGATGAGGTATTGAATATGTATCTACGTACACAGGGGAAATGTATAGCCCTAGGTGTACCAGCAGGTCGTGAGATTGATTTTTATCGTTCCTTACAGACTAAGGCGAACGCTAGGCGTGTGTACCCACCGTTTGTTGAGTTAAAGAACGTGTATTCCAGTCATACAGGAGTTAGTATACGGAATAAGACACGAAGAATTACGGCATCCTTGCAGCCTTTATTTGAGCAAGGGAAATATTATATAGGTAGAGACCATACAGTTGCACGTGAAGAGCTATTAACGATAGGTAGTAGTGTGCATGATGATGTAGTTGACTGCTTATCGTATGGTGAAGAGTTAATACAGGGTCATAGCTTACAGGTTGATGAAAATTCAATGGAAGTTGAAGGTAAGTATGGTGGCGAGGTTGAACAGGTTACAATGCGTAGTAATAACTATGGAATTGAATATTAATGCGGCTTTTTAATGGTGACTGTTTAGTTGAGATGGATAATATAGCTGATGGTTCAGTAGACTTAATACTTACCGACCCTCCTTACGGAACAACAGGTGTAGCTTGTAACAATTTAAATAGAGAGTTTATAGGAATAGAAAAAGATAAAGATTACTTTGACATAGCAGTTAATAGAATTAAGGAGTAAAATGGCAGTAAATTACGAATCAAACAAGATAACGAAACATCAGATGGCTGATGTGGTTGCCTCTGATGAACCAGATAGAAAGTTACTTGATAAGGTCAAGAACTGGAAAGAGGATTCTGAGGGGTTAACAGGTAGTTGGGAGCAGGATCAAGAAAAATGGCATAGAATGAGGATGAGGATAAAGAAGGCGAAGAATTATCCGTTTCCTGGTTGTTGCCTATCTGATGATACAGAAGTATTAACTAATAGTGGATGGAAGAATGTAGCAGAAGTTACAGTAGCTGACAAAGTATATTCTATGGATATAGAAAACAGAAATGCGTCATACGAAAAAGTAACTAAGTTATGGGAATTTGATACTGATAAAGTATTATCAGTTAAAAGCAACTCTATAGACTTGTTAATGACAGATAATCATAAGATGGTTGCATTTACTAGCGAGAACAAGGAATTGAAGTTAATTGAAGCTAAGTATTTAAACACTTCACACAAGATACCCGTAACATCAAATTGGCTAGGTGAATCTCCTGGTGATTTTTACGGATATAATACAATTAATTTCTGCAAGTTTTTAGGTTGGTATATATCAGAAGGATTTACATATAAAAGTGGAACTATAGGTATTTGTCAATCTACTATTAATGTAACTAAGCGTATAATGATAAAAGAGTTATTGGATTCATTAGGAATGACTTATTCAATTAATGATAAATCATTTTTAGTATCTTGTAAAAATATGCCTATGGAAATTAGGAATTTATTGAAGTCACTTGGTAAATCGTATGAGAAGTTTATACCACAAGAAATAAAAGATTTTAATAGTGAATGTCTTGAAGCTTTACTAGGTTCTTTAATACAAGGTGATGGTTGCGTTAATTTGAATGGTAAATATAATCCATCATTAACTTATTATACATCTTCAAGTAAACTTGCTGATGATGTTCAGGAAATATGTCAGAAGATAGGTTTAAAAGGTAGAATAACAACTCGTAATAGAATTGGTGAAGTAGTTGGAAAAAATAGTGATATAAATACTGGAATAGTTAGGCACTTGTCTTATATAGTAAATATAGGAACTAGGAAAAATGCTAAAATATCAAGATGCACTATAAAAGAAGTTGATTATGATGGTAAAGTATATTGTCCTGAGACAGAACCTTATCATACTATTTATGTTAGAAGAAATGGTATAGCTGTATGGAGTGGTAATTCTAATCTACGTATGCCTACAGCTGAGACTAAGATACGTAAGCTTAAAGCTGCGTTATATAACGTTGTTTTTGGTATACGACCTGTAGTTAGCGTTGTTCCACAACCTGGTACGAGTTGGGAAGCTGCACAGAAGGTTGAGAAGGCTTTAGACCATACTATTATGGATATGAGCGATATTAAGAGTAAAGCTATTATAGCTATTGACCAGGAGTTGGAGAAGGGTTTTTATCTAATGAAACCTTATTGGCGTAAGGAAATCATTAATAGGAAAGAAACCATTTCACTTGATGATGTGTCAGTACAGGAAGCACAGATGCTCTTTAGTATGCAGTCTGACCCTACAGCTATAGCACAGTTTATTACTAGTAAGATTGAAGTTGATATGAAGGATGATGTTAGGGAAGATAACCTTAGAGCTATATATGAGGCGGCGGAGTCGTTTCTTGCTGGTAAAAACAGCGTTGAGATAGTCTTGAAAGATGTTATCCATAATGCACCTGATATATCTTTATGTAGCCCTGATAGGGTGTATGTACCTACTACAGCTGGTTATAACCCACAGACTTGTGAATACATTATACATGAGTTCTTTATACCGTATGATAGTGTTAAAGAGAACGCTGAGTATAAGGGGTGGGATAGTAATAAGGTTAACCAGATAAAAGATGCTGGTGTAACAGATTTAGATGATAAGAGTATAGATATAGATAAAGATCAGCGTGAAGGTATTGAGCGGTTACAGGATGCTAGTACATTAGTTAAGATATGGGAATGTTATTGTTATGAAGATATTAATAACGATAGTGTTAGGGAAAAGAGCGTGGTTACGATAGCACCTGATTTTAATGTTATATTACGTAAGATAGAGTTACCTTTTTATAGTGGGAAGTTTCCATTCGTTAAGTTGTTTTATGAGTTGACTGATGATAGATGGTTTAGTCATAGGGGTATACCAGCTATGATTGAGGATATTGTTAAAGAGATTGATATGCAACATAACCAGAAAGTTGATTATCAGTCTATAGCTAACGCACCGATGTTTTTAGCTAGAGCAGGTCAAGTTAATAAGAACACGTTACAGTTTGCTTTTGGGCAGATAGTACCTGTTAATGGTATGCAACCACTTGATGATATAATTAAACCTATGCAGAACCAGAACCCTAACGTTGAGTTTTCGTATGAACGTGAGCAGATGTTACTAGAGACTAAGATAGAGGAACTGATAGGTCAAGTGGACTTTAGTCTACAGAGTATGATTAATAAGAGACAACCTAGAACCCTAGGTGAAGTTGAGATGCAGAATCAGAATATGCAACAGGTCTTCTCTCTTGATGCTAATATACACGTTACGCAGTTTACTGAGCTATGGAACTGGATATGGGAGCTAATAGTACAGTATGGTGATGAAGAGTATGAGTTTATGTATTTCGGTGATTCAACGCAAGGTGAACAAGTTAAGTTGACACGTGAAGAGATGCAAGGTAAATATAAGATTTCTGTTAGAGGTAATGACCAGAACACTAATCCACAAGTCAAGATACAGAAGGCACAAACAATTATGATGGGTATTAACAATCCTATCGGTGTACAAAGTGGTGTCATCACTCCTGTCCATGTGGCTCAAGCTTATAAGAGGTTCTATCAAATGATGGATATACCTAATTGGGAAGAACTGGTCGCTACTCCTGAACAGATACAACAGCAAATGCAACAACAGCAACAGCAACCACCACCGTTAGACATTAAGTTAAAGGGTGAGGATTTAACTGAAGCTGAACAAGCACAAGTATTAGAACGTCAGGGTATTAAACCTGATACACAAGCAAGAATACAAAATCGTGATTCTAAGATAGCTACTCAAAAAGTAGATCAGTTATCTAAGATCGCAGATGCAACTGGAGAAGGAGAATATGGAAAATAAGTATAAAGAAGATTTGCAGGATAGGTTAGGTGAATGTAGTATTGTTATGAACGATTTAAAGAGTACACAAGCTTGGAAGATACTGTTAAAGGATATGGAGAAGCAGCAAGCTAATATAGATGGTTGTTGGCAGAATACACCTGCTGATAAGATAGAGTCTCTTAAGGTTCTAAAGATGGGTGTTATGCACGTTATCAATGTACCTAGTTCGTATGAACAGGAGAAGGTAGTTATAGAGAAAGAGTTGGAACGGATTAATAACCCTGAGACAGTTATACAAAAGGATTATGATGGCGAATGATTATACAGATACAGATTTAAATAATTTAACAGCGTTAATACATGGTGCGTCAACCCATAAGTCTAGTGATGAAGCTAGGCGGTTGTTTGGGTCTACTGTATTAAACAGGCTTGATAGTGGTAAAACTGAATTTGGTGTTGGTGGTGTTGCACCCACTAGTTTAAGTGAAGTTATATATAGTGATACGTCACCATATTACGAGTCGCATGGTAAAAACGATAGATACAATAATGCGTTCCAAGGTAAACCAGAACCATATAACGAAAAAGAGTTTAAGAAAAATCTACAGATGGCTAGAGGTTTATTATCAGGTACGATAAAACGTGCAGCTGGTGAATACTTTTATACTAATGAAGAAGATAAGAAGAACGTTAAGAAAAAAGACCATGACTATTCTAAAACGGATAAGATTGGTAGAGTAGATAATTTTAATGTATATGAAAATAAAAAAGAGAAGAAGGCTAAAGTTTAGTCTGAACTCTTTATCTCGCCCAATCACAGGCGTAAAATAGGAGAACGAAATGATAGAAGAAAATGACGTAGAACAAGTAGAACCGTCGCCTACTGAAGAGGTCGTAGCAGAACCTGTCACCGACCAACAGGAAGAAGTTGTTACTGAACCAACCGTAGCTGATATAGCTGTGGATGTTGCCCCTGGACTTAATCAGGAAAGTGGTGATGTAGACGATATGGGTGTCCCATTCGAAAACAGGTTTAGAGAACAAAAGAGAAAAAATGAGAAACTCGAATCAAAGTTAGATACTATCTTGCAGAAGGTTGAGCAGAACTCCAATACTGGAGAGAAGCAATACACTAAACAAGAACTAGAAATCTTTATTGAAAATAACCCAGAACATAAGGTTTGGGCTAGTGGAGAGTTAGAGAAGATCGGTAAGAAAGAAAGAACACAAGAGTTCCAACAGGTGTTAGATGCTAGAGATAAGGCTATTGAAAATAAGTATCTTAAACAGCAAGTATTTCAATCTGTTATTAACCAATATCCTGATATAGCAATAAAAAATAAAGCAGGACAATTTCTTGGTTTTAATAATAAATCTGAAATGTTTCAACGTTTAAATAGTTATATGACAAATCCTGAAATAGTAAATAACCCACGTGGACTTGAAGTTGCTTCTGCACTTGCTTATCGTGACGTAAATTTAAGTAATTCTGCTCAAAGTAGGACTGTAATAAATAAACAGAAATCTACAATTAAGAATCTACAGAAACAAACACTTGTTGAAGGTGGCGGTAAAGTCGCTCAACCAACAGCAGCTAACAATGCACAAGACAGGCTGAGACAGTCTGGGTCAGTAAAGGATGGTATGGACATTTTGGGAGATGTTTTCAAAAAGCAAGGAATACTATAAATGGCAACAAGTTATTCGTATGATGATTTAGCTATAAGAGAAGATTTACTTGGTGTAATGACCAATTTGTCTCCTACTGAAACTCAACTATTGAGTGGACTTGGCACATCATCTGCGACACAAATACAGCACGAATGGTTAACAAAAACTCTTAGTGATGTAAAAACAAACGCTTATGCTGAAGGTGTTGATGCGAGTTATCCCGCATTGACTAATCCAGCGAGGCTATCAAACTATACTCAGATCTTTAGAAATGGGTATCAGGTATCAGGTACTGACAGAGCAGCTAATACAGCAGCTTTTGCAGATAGATACAAAGAAGAAGCAATGCAGGCAATGATAGAATCTAAAAACGATATAGAATACGCTCTTATGAGGGGTTGTTTAGTTTGTGGTTCTGGAACAACTGCAAGGCAGCTTAGAGGAATAAAGAATTGGTTGTCACTTGTGACTTCACAATCTGGAGTTTCATTAAGTGAAAACATACTGAACGATTATTTCCAACTTGTTTGGGATAATGGAACAGAAGTAAATGCTATATATGTACCAATGCGTTTG